CTAATTCTGCTGCACGTTCAGGTGGAGCATACTTATTAGTTTTAGGAAACCACTCATCATTCATCTCTTCATGATCATAATCAGGTGGTTCATATGAAGATGGAGCAAGATCTACCTCTGGCAAATACTCACCTTCAGGGGGATCATATTTGTCGTCTTCTGGCATTTCTTCTATATTTTTAATGTTAAAGTCTTCACCTTTATGTGAACCAACAAAAACATTTTGTATGCTTCTGCGAAAGGAATCAAAGATACTCATCGTTTCTTTTTTTCTTTTAGTATGTATGCTTTGGCGTAGTCGAAATTTCGACAGGTGTGAACATTCTCACCGTTGTGAATTATAGCAAACTTTTTGCTTCCCATCAAGGGTATTGCTGCCCAAGATCCATCTTTGGTAACATACCCCATTTTTTCATCAATCGCTTTCTTATAGAAGCGTTGGTAATCACCTTTCATTAGTCGTGAAATCCAGGAATAAAGGGTTCAATACAATCATTATAGTAGACTATTTCATTCAAATCAAATATACTTGTTAATTCTAAATTATTCTCTTCCATTAAAGCATCTGCTTCACCATCAACTTGACGATCTACAATAGCAAGAATACGATCAACCTTGTAACCAGCATCACGTAATCTATTTGCTGCTTTAATAGCAGATCCACCAGTGGTAATCACATCCTCTAACACAACAATCTTAGATCCTTCAGGTGGTAATTTACCCTCAATGTAAGCATTAGTTCCATAACCTTTTGCTTCCTTTCTAACAATAATTGCATCAAGTTGCCAATCATTAAAATGTGCTGCAATAGCAACACCACTAACCAAAGGATCAGCACCTAATGTAAGACCTCCTACTGCTGCTGTATCAGGTTCAATACATTCTAACAGTAAAAGACTCGTTAATGCTAATCCCTCCCCACTGAGGGTCACTGGTTTACAATTTACATAATGTTTACTCTGCCTACCAGAGGAGAGAGTAAAATCTCCCTCCTTGTAAGCATCTCTCTTTAATAGTCTTAAGAGATCTTCTCTCTCAGCATCAAAATTTTGCATTGACTGATATTACCTTTGCAGTTGGGTTTCTTGCTAGTGCTGTTTTTCTAGCATCATCATAATTTCTTGCGATAACCTCTTCCACAAATACTGTACCAGCAATGTAGAGTTGAACTTCGTGCTTGGTGGTCATTAGGATAATTACCTTGTTAGTTTAAAAAGAAGGGAGTGGGTCTAACTATAATGGGTTTCACCCAAGAGACCAAATTTACCCTATAGGAATCGCTTACACCTGAACCCCCAGAACTTAATTGGGGTATAGGAACCACATATCCCTTCCATACATCTATTATATAAGATCTAGTATGTTTACAGTGGGTTCTTGTGACACTTCTTTAACTGGTTCATATTCTTCAACTCTCTGCTTAATTAAGTTACCATAGTCTTCGTGCAGTTCACAACCTATGTAATCTCTACCTAATGACTTGGCAACCATCGCAGTCGTGCCACTACCCATAAATGGATCAAGTACACAGTCACCCTCCTCACTACCTGCCTTAATACAATCAACAATCAATTCAGGTGGATATACAGCAAAATGCGCTCCTTTATATGGTTTGCAGGTTACTTTCCAGACTGATCTTTTATTCCTAGTCTCATAGACCATCTTTCTTGGTCTAGTTAATCCACTGAACTGATTATCAGTATCCTTAGTATTATTCATATTGATAGGAGTATTACCACCCCATCGTTCACCTACTGCTTTCTCCTTAATTGCTTCATGATTGTAATAGTATTTCTTATTCTTACTCAATAGGAAAATATATTCATGTGATTTAGTACATCTATCTCTCACACTCTCAGGCATTGGATTAGGTTTATGCCATATAATATCCTGCCTCAAGTACCATCCATCTGCCCTTAATGCAAATGCTAACATCCAAGGTATTCCAATTAGATCCTTCTCTTTATAACCATCTAACTTATTACTACGTTTAGATGAATACTCTGGTAAGTCTTGTCTATTACTAGCAACAGATTGTTTAGGATATGTCTGACCTTTTCCTGGTCTATAGTTATAATAACTATCACCAATGTTTACCCATAATGTACCATCATCAGTTAATAGTTCTCTAACCTCCCTAAACACCTCTACAAGGTTCTGAATGTACTCTTCAGGTGTATTCTCTTGTCCTATTTGTTTCTCTTCTCCTCCATAGTCTCTAAGACCATAATAGGGTGGAGATGTAACACACATTCTAGCAGTCTTAGGTAAAAATGCTGATAGATTTTGTTTACAATCTCCAAATAGAATTAGATCTCTCATTTAATTAATTGATAGATTTAATGATAAGGTTCTTCTAGTAGTATCACTCTTATGTGGACTCACACCATGTTGTAAATCACTTGGAAAGAATATAATATCTCCTGCTTTTATATCAGGAACATAAAGATTTCTATAATTCACCAATGGTTTAACTTTTTCAGTTAAAGAAACAGAATGTCTATCTTTAAAATAAAACTCAGCAAATCCTTCACCACCATTTGCAAAGAATACACAGGATATATCAAAACCACTGTGTTCATGAACTTCTTGATGATCTCCTCTTTTATATAAGTTCATCCAAGGATTATACATTGTGTAGTTAAACGCTGCACCTAAACTATTAGCAAAAAGTTCTATGCTAGGTTTCAATAGATCCATATATTCTTCCCACTTCAATGGGATTCTATCAACAGAACATCTATTTCCCCATCCAAAATTATCATTATCAATTTCATATATCATAGAATGTTCATTCATGATTGAAATTAAATCTTCTGCATTGGGAACTTCATATTTCATATAGAATGAAGTTCCAAATAATACATTCATCGTTTTACTACACTAATTGCTGGTTCGCCCTGTACGAACACTGTATCCACTACTGCCTGTACTTTTCTTGCAGTTGAAATACCAACCTTAGAATATACAGGAACACATACTAATCCGTGAGTCTTATCTTTACCACCTTTACGGATCACTCTGCCTATTGTTTGACTAATACCAATGTAATCCATAGAGCGTAAGAATAAGACTGCTTCAAGTCCTTTTACGTTGATACCTTCTGCTAAGATACTGTGATGTAAGACAACAAATTTCTTATTATCATCTTTACCCCAAGCACTTAAAGTATCAAAGAATTTATCTCTACTGACTTTCTTACCATTGATTACTGCACCAGTTTTAGATGTGATGTACATGTAATCATAACCTCTATATTCCAATTCGTCAAGGAACTTCTCATAGCGTATTAATCCTTGTATTTGTTTAGTGGACTTAGCACATACCAAGATCTTCTTAGTCTTATGGTCATCAATGTTATCAATAATCTGATTACATTCTACATCAAATGTTATTTCATCCTTCTTTAATATGTCAGTCTTATATACTTTCACCTTGGGTGGTAGAATGTATCCTTCCTTCACTAACTTAGGTGCTGGCACTTTACAAATGGTTTGACCAAATATATCAGGATCATTCATTCCTGCTTTCATAGGTGTTAAACTATGCTTTGGTGTTGCGGTAAAAAAGTAACAACGATCTGCATACATTGAGAAATGCTCAACTGCCTCTATGAAATTTCTCTGGACTGCGTTATGTGCTTCATCAAAATATATTGTATCAACCTCAATATCAAGAGAATCTGTGATTCTATGTAAAGAATGATATGTTGTGAATATTAATTGGTTCTTTATACTATTATGATACCAGTTCTCAATCTCATCTGTTTTTGTACTACTGAAGTGATGAGTCTCACCACTATGAACGTGCATCACATCAACATTCTCAATCTCTTCCAAAAACTCAGATGATAATTGCTCTGCTAATAGGATGCGTGGAGCGACTACTATGATAGTCTTTGATATACTATTCAGATTAAATCTTCTTATAGCATCCTTGATAGCAATGAGAGTCTTACCACCACCCGTAGGTACAATGATCTGTCCCTTGGCGTGTCTCTCCATCGCTTCATAAGCACTCAGTTGGTGAGGACGTAGTTGCATCAATGCTCTTTGTTTATATGAGTATATTATAGCATAAAAAAGACCCCTTCAAGGGGTCGTGTGGCAGTTCTGCATCTGGATCAAAGTCTGGATCGTAGTCTGGTTCTCTTGGATCTATCCTAGGATCCCACCAGAAGAACTTAAGTTGATGCAATCTAACGTGCATTAATGGTCGATTTAATTTCATCCCTTTTAATAATTTATAGAGTGTCCCGTACAAACCATACAAAGGTATGTATAAAAACCAAAATTTTAACTAGACCAACTCCAATTTCTTTCAAGAAAGAATGTAACAGTCATTCTTCCATTTCTTATATCATCACCAAATAAATCGGACGGTGCGTGTATATGATCTCCAGGATATGCAAACAAACGATTATAAACATTATCTACACTTACTATCTGATTCTTACTACCATCTAAGATAGATGTTCCAGTTTCTTTAGGTGCATTAGGATTCAAATAGATAACACCTGCATAAGATTTATCAGGATCAATATGATATTTCTTAGTATTAAAATTATCTAAAGTATTTTTAGTTCCTTCGTGTGATATATGAAAATAAGATAATATCCTTTGTCCTTCTACATCATAGAACTTAGCAACCTTGTCCAATATTCTTTCACTAATATTATCTAATATTTTATTAGAATAGTTACCCCATTCTTCTGTTCTATATCCTCTCCAACCAACATCTATACTCATATCTTCACTACAAGTATAAGGCATTAATAATGCTAGGTTTCTTATTTCATCAGGAGATTTAAGAAAATTGTCTTCAATTAGTAATTTCATTCCACTTATATAACGGACAAGATTCAGTACCTAATCTTGCTTTCAATAGCATAAAGCAACCACATTCCATACAGCGAGATTGTGATTCATCATACCTATCACATTTTTTACATATACTCATTCTCTTTTCAAAGTCCTCTTCAGAAACCATTATACTTACCTTCTCTCTATATGCTTTATTAGTGAGATAGGTAATATTATGATGAAAAGATTGACGTAAATTATTCAGTTGTTTAGATAACGAAGGATAATCACTCATTTTACATTAATACGAACCTTTAAGTGTATTAGAATTTATAGTACCTGTAACAGTATAACCTGAACCTGATACTGCTGCACCTGCTGATCCACCTGATCCACTGTTGCTTGTGTTTCCACCTGCTACACCCCAATCTCCACCATTTCCACCAGTTTCACCATTATTTCCATTTGCTCCACCAGTACCAGCACTACCAGTACCAGTATATCCACCACATCCTGCCCATGCAGTTCCAGATCCACCTGCTGCTCCACCTGAACCATTGGTTTGATTTTGACCATATCCTTTTCCATTACCACCATTACCACCTGCTCCTCCAGCACCACCAGCACCACCAGCAACAGTAGTATAAACTTTTTTACGGCATTGTGCTGCACTTAGATTGCTACTACTACATCCATACCACCATCCCCAACCATTACAGTTACATCCACCAC